TAATTTGCCAATAACTGACCCCAAACATGAGGAGCGAGTCCAGCGTAAAGTACATAGTTTCAAATCTTGGTTGATGCTTAGAGGGTTGTTCTACCCAACGCGGTGGAGCAATAACTTCACCTGTTGATTTTTTGTAATACTCTAACGGAATACTAGCAATCGTTCCCGCTATAAGGTCTCTGCATCTTTTAATGGCTGGCACCTGTAAAGCCTGAGTGCGAGATACGAGCACTGGATAATAATTACCAAAAGACAGGTAAGAGTCAGACATTACTTGCGGAGCGAGTTGCGCTTCAACGATTTGCGGTTTACGCGAGAAGATACCCATAGACCGCAATTATACACTACATATATGTCATTCGGAGTATATAGCCGCAACCTGTTGTGGTTTCATTAAAGTTGAAATAACCATTGCAATTGCAATTGGCGCGGCTACTGATCCCGCGCTCTGCCTTTTTACGATTCTCCATGATGAGTCGTTTGTTTTGGCTGCTACGTTAGCAAATTGGGTTATGAGCATATCTTGACCATTGTGAACCCATCTACGGTTTACCGTTGCGTCAAGTAAGTCAGAACAAGCCTGATAGAACTGTGCGCCCGATACATCAACGCATATTTGACCAGCGTTGCTTAAACGATCCGCAATTGTTTGAGTTGCGTATTTGTCAAAGCAAATCTGTCTTGGCCTATAAATATCGGCCCAACCTTTAATTGCTGCCGCAACCTGCAATTCGTCAATAGAAACCAAGGATTCCCACGTTTCCAAAATTCCTACGCCAATTCTGCCATCAGGCAGGATTTGACCCGCAACAAGTGAGCAATCTCTAGAACTTGGCGATTTATCAAACCCAAATACCGTATATGCGCCCGCTGACATCTCAAGTGTTGAATCCGAACAATCTTCAATGGAATTTGGCGGAAACGGTGATTGCAATGACGAAATCCATTGACACAATAATTCCGTACGCGTATTTTCAATTGGTGAAGTCGCAACCGCTTCTTCCAGCGCTTCTTCCGTAACTGTGTAACCAAGTGCGGGATTTGCCATAGCCCACGCCTTGCGATCTGTAACCTTGCAATGTGCGGGTGCAGAATATTCATAAAATCCAAAAGAGGCTGGAGGATTCTCCAAGGCCCTACTTCTCATATCGTTCAAAACTGTGCTAAAAGCATCTCCCGCGTTACTTGTTAAAAGTGTCATTGCGTTAGCGCGGGCGCGCGTAGTTGGAATTGCCGCGCGGTAACCTTCTTCAGTGATTTCGCGCAATTCGTCAATATAAAGGAAATCGGCTGACCTACCGCGGGATCCATCGCGCGTGGCTGCCACAACATCTAAGCGAGTTCCATCAATCATTTCAATAGATTCGGTTCCATTGGCATATCTGATCTGTTTAACCATTGCTTTTAGGTGATCGTTGCTTTCTAGCATATAAGCGACCTGCCTGAACGTATCTAAGGCCATAGAACGGTTTGAGGACATAATCAAGATATTGCGACTAGGCCATTTGACCAAATGAGCCAAAATGAGCATTCGGGCCAAAAACGTCTTCCCGCTTTGACGGGCTATGAGCAAAAGTACGGTCTTGCGCTGGAAATTTCCTTTTTTATCTACACGCAACATATCCGTCAAAATAAACTTTTGATAAGGCAATAAAGGGGTCTTAACTATTTCACAGAGATCAATTACATCTTGAACTAAAGATTTGCCCTTAAGATATGGGCTGTGAAGCCTCGGTTCTGTCGCCCCTCGTAACACTTGTTTTGATTTGGTTGCCATCAGTTCTGATCTGGTTTTCTTAACGTCCGAAATGGACCAGTTTGGTCAATATGTCCGATTGTCGGGGAGGGATACCCTTGAAAGACAGGGGGGGTAGAATTCTGCCCTAAAAAAAGGCCCTGTGAGCGATCGCCTTTAGATGTGTTGCACGATTTACAACTGGCCGTTAAATTTTCCCACGCTAGAGGATCGCCGCCCTTTGAGATCGGGACAATGTGGTCCACTTGATCGGCTGTTTGTCCACAATAGGCACACACATAACCTGCCATGGCTAACACCTTGAGTCTGCGTTCTTTGTATTTGCCACTGATGCGTGGATCACCCTTCTTAGCCATTACTGCCAGCCTTTAGTCTTTAAGTGTTTAAGTGCGTTGCAATAGTTAGGCTCATCATACTGAGTAATGCCATAGCGCTTTGATACATAGTGCCAATACATATAGAACTGATAATCATAAGGTTTATCTTTAATCATCTTATTACGCATCTGGTAGTAGCCATAATGTGAGCCATTGACTGCTAACCCATCCCACCTACTCTCTTTATATACAATTGAGTTATGGCATTGATATTGCTTATCTGTTAATTGCTTATCGGCTAATGCTTTAAGGTTATTGGTTGCAAGGTTTGTCGCACTTACCTCATAGGGCATTGCCATAGATAGAGATATCCCAATAACGATGGCTAACTCCCGCGCTAAGCCTTTCAGGCGCGGTTTGAGCCCTTGAGGGGCTCTAGCCATAGAGTGTACCTTATGTGTAAAGTACATTCCATATAAGTCCTGCTCAGAGCGGCGTGGCGTTTTACTTATCTGTAGAATAGAAACCACTCCCCTTAAATGATATACCTACTGATGAATATATTTTACGCATCGTGCCTCCGCAAAATGGACATTCCAAATCGTGAGGCTCTGTATGACTGAGCCACTTTTCTACCCTTGCATTACATTCGCAGTTTTCGTTATCACATTCAAACTCATAGATTGGCACTACTGATCCTCACACCATCTGCAAGGGCTTTCAATAGTCCATTCTCCACAACCATTGCATCTTTGAATGTCTGCATCTCTAATCTCATCCTTTTTATCTTTGTATCCCGCTTTGATTAGGAGTTCCACCAAATCCTCAAGACGGATAAGCGCTGCATAGTCAGGCGCATTTTCCCCTTGTCCGTTCAAACGAAAACAGGCAAACCCCAATAGCCCGCTTTTGCTTGTTCTTGCTTGGATTTGGCGGAACGTTCCCCTGATATCTAACGCGGCTCTGGCCTTGACCTCGCAGTCAAACGGAACTCCGAGAATATCTCGGCCAGAGCCGCGCCCTACTGTCGCACCTTCCCACCACTGCGACAGATAAGTTGCTACCACACGTTCAGTGCGGAAACCTCTATGCTTACGGCTTTGACTCATTGACCGTATGGCATTTCTTGCACGACCAAGTAAGAGACTGGCCCTCTATCCAAAAGGCTAACTCTGTTGTTGGGCATGGCTCGTTGCATAGGTGACAGATTATCCTAACTTGCAGTGCATTGAGCGCTTCTCGCTGTCGCGCCTTCTCGTATAAAATATCGTCAGTCGGGAACTTTTCCCATTCGCCATCTTGATTTAAGAACTGTAGGCCGCTCATCAGATCACCATTTATTCTTTTGTTGCTGCCATGAGCCATCGGGTGCTACTTCGTACCAAATTACATCCTTGCATGCAAAACAACTAAAGTTTGCCCAAGGTTTGTTATTCTTGGTACTCATCCCAGTTTTCCAAGTCATAGGCTTATTGTCGTGACATTTCGTACAGTGAGGAATCTGTTTATCAATCTTGACAGCGCCTAATACTTCTTGCACTAGGGCTACAGCATCGGCAGCAGTAGGAGGTTCGCTAACAGCCTTTACGGTCCAAGGATCATCCTCAACTGGCATAATTACCTTCTCTGCCAACTTCTCAGCAAACGGTCTAGGAGTTGGCTTGTCTGCAACCTGCCCTACCTTTTCCATATCATCTCTAGTTGCCGTATTTCCGCCTTTAAGGAGTGCGATTGCTCTGCCAAGACTTGATGAAGCAATATCCTCTGCATAAAAGCGACGCATATTTTGGATATATTGATCCCTAACCCCATGAGCGATATTAGAACTCGCAGGGAAAGGGTCGTTAGCATCGCGATAAACTTCCGCCTTGCAGGTAATGTAGCCCTTTTCAACGTCGTGATAAGTAATTTCAATGTTTGTCCTTCCCATCGGATAATTTTCAACGAACCATTTGTTAAGCATTGCAACCGTCTCATAATCTTCCAATTTATACATAAAGTTCATTCCCTTCAGTAGATAACATTCCTGCTATGGCTAAATAACTGCACGAATCCACCCAAGTATCTATCTTTTGGCTGTCTTCAATAGATCGCCCGATCTTGACGAGAGCGAGTATGACCGCAACTTGATAATCCTCAACTGGCATTTCAAGGTAAGCGCTGATGAGTCTTGCTGCTCTAGCCATATTGTCAGACGGGTGACCGTAACTGATCCCTCGTTCTTGGTATAGGTCTGTAGCACTCTGTAAGATTTCACCATGCTTCATAGTCTCACCTTCTCGCGCTTATCGTAGAACTCGCGCACCGCGCGTCGGCCTTCTTTATAGCCGCTATCGCAACCCAGTGAATAAAAGATCATTGCGTTAAAGAACCAAAAGAGCATAAAGAATCCGATTTGTAATGGAGTCATGATGCCCACACTAAATCTTGGTACTTTGAGGTGATGCACCATTGACCGTTGTAATCGTCAAATATCTCGTTGTAATTCTCGCCAAACATTTCCAAGATATTACGAGCAGCCATTAGGCTTACATAGGATTCAAACCAATAAATGTATTCGTGATCCCAATTGATCTTGCCTTCAAAACGACCATCTTTAACCTGCTGGCCCCAAATGGCCTTCTCCCAACGCATTGAAGTTTCGTTCAAGCGTTCAAAGTCCATGCATTTGTCTAAATAGAGTTCCTTCATTTTTCCCATTTTATGCCCCTTATGTATCCGCGAGCCGTTCTCGCTTCCACATAGATAAAGATACGCCTGTTTCAGCGCTTGTCTAGCACATTTTGATAACGAAATGATAACAATTCTGCTTCGTCAACAGCATCATCTATTGAACGCCGTATGTCAGGCCAATCATCTAGGCCGCCCATAGACCTTGCCCTCCACTATAAAGGTTCCATCCTTTTCAACGTTAATTACGCTTACTGCCACCTTGTTGCCTTGCTGATACATAATGGCAAACGCTGACTGCCAATTAGCCGTTCCCTTGGTGTATGAGGCCTTCTTAAAGTCCATTAGATTGCCTACCTCAACACCTGTCAAAACACGCCCTAAACGGCCTCCTACGGCCTCTGAGAAGGATGCTATGCCCGCTCTGTGAGTGTGACCCGATATAACGTTCTTTCCCATCCTACGAGCCGCCTCAAGGGCTGATTGACCCCCAATGGACTTAATAGGGGTGTGGTCGCCATGGACTGCTATCCAATTGGGCGCTATGGCATACGGTGTGCGATGAAAGGTAATGCCTAACTCATCCAACTTCATAAACTTTTCAAAGCGTAGTTCAGGCAAGGACAAAAATGAGGGGATCTTGCGCATAATCTGTGTATAAAGCCGATCCGTATGGTTAGAACGGATCATGTGATCTACTTTGAGATCGTAAAGTACCTGAACAGCCTCATCGCGATCCGCTCCAAGAGTCTGTTCATAGGCTTCGGGTGTGCCTTCCGACCATTTTGATATTGTGTTGAAATCAATTTCGTCTCCAATTGTTACTACCTCATCAGGCTTCCATTTGGCTACGAACAAAATTAGGTTCTTTGTTGCCTGTTTGTCGTGGAAAGGTATTTGAAGGTCGGACACGATCAGTGTGCGATACATTATATTTAATCCTCATCATCATCGTCATAAGGGATGGAATCGGGAAGTTGTGGCAGCCAATTAGGCATTGGCAGAATGGTTGCAGGATAAGTAGCAGGTTCCATCAAGATAGCCAAGGCTAATTCAACTG